CACGCATAAAACTATTCAGTAAATAAGTAAGAGGATGTCTGGAGGTGTAATTCAGCTCGTCAATAAAGGCGCACAAGATCAACTAGTATGTGGGAACCCATCGTTCACTCATTTTAGGTCGGTGTATAAGCGCCACACGGATTTCGCGATGGAACAGTTTGAATTGGTGTTCAAGTCCAAAAATTTACGTCTTCCTGTTTCAGGTTCGCTGACGTTACGAGCAAAAGTTGAGCAGTTTGCCCAGCTTTTGAACGATTGTTATATCGTTATGACGCTTCCGAATATATATTCGTCGGTCGTTCCGGTAAGCACAACTCACCCAAACCTGAATTCGAATTCTCAGGCGATTGGGTACGAATTCAACTGGGTTCGTAATATCGGGTACAATATGATCAATTATGTATCTATCGTCATCAACGGTCAGGAAATTGCTCGGCACACTGGAGAATGGATGAAGTTGTATGCTGACTTGAACTTTGATGCCAATAAGAAGGCCATGGTCAATCAGATGGTAGGTAACTTGCCCGAAGTTTATGACCCAGCAAATGCCTACGATCGTCTGAATCAGTACCCTCATGCGATTTCAACGGCTGGATCACCCGCTGAGCCGTCAATTTACGGTCGCGTCCTCAACGTTCCTCTCCATTTTTGGTTCTGTGAGAACGTAGGATCCGCTCTGCCTCTTGGCGCACTCCAGAACTCTCTAGTAGAAATCGTGGTAGAACTGAAAAGCATGTACGATCTGTTCACGATTCGCGACGTTCGTGAAACCATTAACGGCCAGCCAAATCCTAACTTCGGTGTCCGTATTGCCCCGGATTCCAGCAGTTCCCAAATGACGATGAACAATTTCCTGTCTCCTCCCACGTACGACACGACTCCAGTTCCCACGAACCCTGAGTTGATGTACTGGAACTTGAACCCGTTCATTGAGGCGAACTATATCTTCCTGGGAGATGCCGAGCTGACGCATGTAGCAAATACTGAGCATTCATTCATTATTTCCCAAATTGATGTGGTTTCAGCCGATGGACAGTACGGTGCATCAAACGATCTCACTCTCTTAATGAAGAATTTGTGTACTCAGGTCGTATGGGTAGCTCAACGATCTGATCGGATCCAGCAGAACGATATGGATAATTACACGAACTGGACGGATCCGTACAAGCCTCCCCTAGATTCTACTGGTATGCTGTACATGACACCACCATACTCTGGCGGTGTAGCTTTGGATGTAGGTGTATCCCAGCGCGATATTCTGCTGGAGTCAGCAATTATCTTGGACGGCAAGGAGCGATTCTCATACAAGCAGACGTACTTTTTCAGCCAGCTACAGAATTACCGTCATCAGAAAGGGCGTACCTCCACCGATATTCCCGGAGTATACACGTACTCGTTTGCGCTAGACCACAACTCTACCCAGCCATGTGGTCACATTAACGGTTCAATGTTCAACAAGACTATCCTGCGTAACACGTACGTCCAGCCACCGTTTATTCCCATTGATGCAGATCCAGGTCAGGTTACGCCAGTATGTGTTCTCAAATCAACTCTAAATAACCCCAAGCCAACAATCGTGAACCCCAATACGCTAGGTCCTAATGGAAAGCTTCTGTACTCGCCTCAAGACGTTATTACAATTGTACCGAGTTCCCAGGTCGCAAATGCAGTAAAGACGCTGCCGTACAATTTTACGGTACGAGCATACGTTGAGTCATATAACTACTTGCGTGTAATGGGTGGAATGGCGAGCGTTGTATTCAGCTCATAATCCTTGTACTATAATAAGAATGGCCTCCGGATTAAAAATTCAGTCGGCAAAGTACGGAGTCGGAACTACAAACCTTCTCGATGTTACCGGAGCTGTTAGTGCCCATATACAGGACGGTAAGCTGAACTTCGTGGTCGCACCAGGTTCTCTAAATGTAGACGATCCGGCCGTTGGACAGGTAAAGACGCTGACGGTTACATATTCTATTAACGGCGGAGCAAGTAATACGATAAGTGCGGTAGATGGTGAACCTATTGATATTGATGCTCCTCCGGCACGTGTAGCGTCTGGTCTACATATTGTCAAGGCACAGTACGGTTACGATACGAACTATCAGGATGTAACGTCTGCAGTCCGCACGTATCTCCACGACGGAGCTATTGATATTACGGTCAGTCCCCAAACGATGGGAGTTCCTGATCCGAATCCGCAGAAGGTGAAGTACCTAAAAGTCGATATCAAGATTAACGGCGATCCCAGTTCTCGGACAATCAAGGATGGTCAGAAGTTCACGCTGAGTGCTCCAGCAATCAAGAATGCCATAACGACAACATTGAGTCAGGATTTAATGTCGTTAGTTGGAAATATCTTTTACGATATTTTCCTGTTCTGCTTTTGGTTTTACCTGTTTTCTATCACGTTCCAGTCGGCAGATTACGGCGAACAATTAACTGGAAGTGCTGGAGGGTACTATGTTCTAGGATTCCTTGCGTTTGTCAGTCTCGGTATCTTCCCAATCTTTGTTCTTCCCTTTCTTGTCTTTGCCCGGTATCTAATATTTCGATCTCCACTATAAATAAATGAGCGGAACTCTAGATTTACCTGCTGGTCCACGCACTCCTCTGCGCCAGATTCGCCCAGCCGATCCTTACGATTCAGAGGCATACTCTACTGCGAAAAAGCTGACGATCAGTACTCCTCAACTTCTAGCAGAAGCAAAAGCCGCGCAGGATAAAGAGGAAGTACCGGCGGGTAAAGGTGGAAAGTCTCGTCGTCGCAAAACACGCAAGGTATCTAAGAAGGCTCGCAAGACTCGTCGTCATCGGTCTCGCAAGTAAAAATAGTTTTTAGACTGGGTTTCGCCAGTAAGTTGTAATTTACGCCACAACGACGTCCTTGAGCTTGCCGATGCCGGCAAAGCCCAGGAAGTTGTCATCCTTGTCGATGACGCGCATGGTTGTCTCGCCCACCAGGTGGTCGCCCACCTCATTGTAGTCCTCGTCCTTCAGCTCCGCCGGGCCGGCCACGTGGCGCCCCTCGTGGGCGTTCCAGTAGATGCCGACCTTGTCGGTCTCCGTCAGCCCCTCCATGCCCTTCAACTCCTCATACGAGAGAATGTCGAAGGTCACGGGCTCTTCAGCCTTGGGCTCGGTCTTGAGCTTCAGCCACGTCTCGACGTGCTCGTCGAGGTTCTTGGCGTCCCACTCGGAGTCCGTCAGGCCCTCGCAGTACTTCTTAAAGTTCTGCTTGTCCTTGGTGAACTGCTTGGTGTCCGGGTTGTTGAGACCCTCCTTCAGGGCCTTGGTGTGGCTCGCAGTGGCGGGAAACGCGATCTCGCGCTTGCCGTCAGTGTTCTTCGCCGTGGTGGTCTCCTCCGGCACCGTCTTCACGGCAGCCTTCTTGCCCTTGACGGGCGCCGAGGGAGTCTCGGCCTTGGTCTTGGTCACCTTAACAGGCGTGACCGGCTCCTTGCCCGCACCGCCGTTGGCGGGCTGGTTCTCGTTGACGAGCTCCTGCATCACGCTAATAGCGGACTCGAGCTTCTTGATCTGCGCAGCCGTCAGCATTTTGCTTATTGGTTGTGTTTGGGGCTTGTGTGTTGTTAGTATCACTTTCTATATTCAAAATAAATCCGTTTTTACAAAATGAAAAATTGGGGCAGTAGGATGCCAGCCAGCCCCTAGTGGGCTCTAATAATGATCTTTCGTGCGAGACGGAGCGCCAGGGCAGACCGTGCGCGTGTGCGCCGGCGCCGTGTCCAGGTTGTTGTACATCTTGGCGAGAATGGTAGAAGCCGCGCGCAAAGCCGCATCCTCCTCCACCTTACGCTGGTGCGCAATGAGCGCCTGCATGTACGCCTTAGACTGCTCCTCGTAGTTCTTGTACGTGTGGTTCATCTTTGTGTCGTGTTGTGTACTATCCCTTCTCTTAGCAAAAATGATTTCGTTTTTCATTGAAAAATGGTGTTTAAAACACCAGTTAGTTGGTTGCTGCTGCCTTGCGCTTTGCCCAAGCAGCCTTCATAGCGGCTGAGCGGTTGCGGTGCTTGGTAGCCTCGCGATTTTTCACAATGCGTTGCATCTGATGCCAAGTCTTAAGAGACTGTGCACGCTTCTCCTTGGTAAGGGTCTTACGTTGCTTCTTCTTGATAGGCACAGCGTTCTTCAGCCGCATCAGGCCAACCACAGCTTTAATCGTCAGGACCTCATCGTTGTAGGAGTCCATCTTCGTCGTTGAATCAGGTACTTCTTTGCAAATTCAATTCCGTTTTGCGTTTCCTGGGGTGTTTTATAGTACGCAAAATTAACAAATGTCTACAGAGTTCGCCAAGACTCATTTGCGCGAACATCTTGTCGGTCTGCTCGTCAGCCCCGTTGCCGATGGGTTTTGGAGTATTTACGATTCGGCCAAGGAGTTGTGCGAACGTAACGGTCAGATGGATCAGGTTCTGCGTACGTTCCAGAACATGCTCACGCGTATCCCCGAGTGGAACGAGGCGACGCTACTGACGGAAGAGGAGCGTATCGTCAAGGTCACGAATTGCCGGTACATGGATGATCTTCTGATGGGAGTCTTTATTTCGTACATGAAGTCATTTGCGTCTCTACACTACCGCGGATCTCAGTCTGAGCTGAAAATTGAGTTTGATCGCCCGAGCTTAAGCAAGTTCATTCATGAACTGTACAAGCATTCGGCGCGCAAGCTGTGGCAGATGGCGTACTATTTCAAGACGGTCGGTGTTTCGTCTGAGCAGCAGGCACGTAATCGCCAGGAGATTGAGAAGGTGGTTACGGATTGTATGGAGCAGGTGATTCGGTCGTTCCTGCCGTGGGAGACGATTGCCAAGAAGTACTTTGCCGAGGATGATGATGCACCATCTGTACCTGCATCTGTCCCCATTAAGGTTCAGCATGCTCCCGAGACGCCCAAGTCTTCGCCATCTGTAAATCAGGTAAAGTTCGAGGATACGCCTGAGCCGGAGTCGGAGTCTGATTCTGAGTCGGAGGAGGATGAGGAGGAGGATCGTGGCGAGCTGAAGGTGGGTGAGGAGACTGCCGAGATTGAGTTTGAGGATCTTGATAAGAAGGACGAGGTAGCTTTGCCTGAGCCGCCTAAGGAGGAGGACGATCCTTTAAAGGAGATTGAGGGTAAGATGGGTGAGACGCTCGTTCTAAATATGTAGAATTTTGATTGAGCGCAGAATAAATGATGATCCCTATTGCAGCCGTGTCTGTTGCGCTCGTATGCTTTATCGTGTATGCCCTGGAGCGTCGGTCAAAAGGTGAGCCAATTGATTGGTTAGATGCAGGTAAGCTTTCTATCTTCGGAGGCATTATTACCGCTGGAGTTGTCTTTGCCACAACAACGGATGTTGTTACGGATGCGGTGAAGAATATGGAGATCCCCAGCGTTCAGGATATGTTCGTAGGAAAGCCCACCTTCTAGGCTTCAATGACACAACAGTCTTCTCCTGCAGGGACTGATTCAATCGTATAAACAGATTTCAAAGATAAAATTTCAGTTCGTGGAACTGCATTTTTACAGAGCCGAGCAATCGCCTTGTAAAGATAGAAGCCATGGTACCGATCATGTTTAGCCTCGTCTTTTCCGAATAATACCGAACTTCCATCTTCGGTCGTCATCCATTTAATGAAACGCTGAAACACTGGGTTGTTACGGTAATCTAGACACTCGGGTCCTTCGGGGAACAGATCCCAGAACATAGAAGTAGCCAAACGTACTAGATCAAACGACGGGTTAGGCTTGATTTCTGGGTGTTTTGGGAGATACCATGGCTCGAAATTGTACTGTCCACCTGCTTCTTCATTAACTGAAAAATGATCGCTCATAAAGAGTTTCGGCTCTTTCATTCCCATAACTTTCACTGATCCAATTCCGCGCTCAAAATCAATCAGTTTAATAAGGTACCCGAACGTTGGAACGCGGTAAAATGATCCGGCACAATTGTAGTACAAATACTCCTTATCGGTAGGAATGTACATCACGTTATTGGAATGCAGATCATTGTGCGTGAAACTGTAGTTTCGCTGAGCGTACGCTAGAGCAAAGATGACCTGCGATAGCCATGCCTGATGCTTGTCCGTATCGGTCGTTGTCGCACACAGTTCATGGAAAGTTCCCGTACACTTCTCCATCACCGTGATTTGGACCGGGACGTTCGTGAACGATGCCCACGCAAACGGCTCCCCATCTTCATCTTCGTCCTCTTCATCTTCATCATCGTCCGACTCACACTCGCAAGACTTGATTCCAAATATGTAAGATGTAGACACACTCGAACTATCAGACTCGTCATCGTCCTCTTCATCCGAATCACGCATCATCTGGTTCATTTCAGCCGCTTCAGCAGTCACATTCTCTACAACGAGTTCCTCTACACCTTCAAGAACTGCATCTTCGCCCAGAAGAACACTGGCACGAGCTCCGCGAGTATGACTGAACCCAGTATGCACTTCATCGGAAACTTTGACCTCAAATGTTTTTCCGATATTGGAAGAAAACCATGAGCGCTCAGATAAGTCGGCGTAGTCGTCGGATATATCTATGGTATGCTTTTCCGATACTCCCGTAAACACTCCGTAAACTTTGGGGAAATGAGGACATCCAGACTGAGCCAGAACGACTGATAACAGGGCACCCACATATGCTGCATTGTTCGGATCCTGGATCTTCCGCCAGATCTCGGCTGATTCTTCTTCAGTCGTGGGCAGACCTAGCGACGTTCCATAATCTCCCTGCATCCATTTGAAAGGAGACAGAAGCATCGTGGTCTTGCGATGAACAGGTACCGTATTGCCCTTCGTGGTGCGAATAGACTCCGAATCCACAATGGTGGCAATACCCTCATTGACTCTGAACCCGAACTCCTGAGGCGAATCACGAACTTCAGTTTTAAACAGTTTCTGGATGGCTGGGAAGAATGGCTGGAGGTGCTGGATTCCCCAGTGCTGAGCTTTCAGACTCTTGGTATCGTATCGCTGGAGTGAGAGGGCAACAGAATTTGTCCTCAGATCGCTTCCGGCAGAAGGTTTACGCTTAACCATATTATTATGGCGTACCAAACATAAACTAAAAAGTACACGCACTAAAGCAAGATGAACTTCCAAATCAAGAAGTTTAATATTGATATGCTGAAAGACCGCTGTGAAATAGATTCGCGAAAGTCTCCAATGATTGTTTTAATCGGTAAGAAAGATACTGGAAAATCTTTCTTAGTCCGTGATATTCTTTTTAATACCCAGCAGTGTTTCCCAATTGGAACAGTTATTTCCGCCACGGAGGTTGCTAACGAGTTCTTCCAGCACATGGTTCCATCCAAACTGATTCACGATAAGTACCAGCCATCAATCGTGATGAACGTGATCAAGCGTCAGCTTGGCGTAAAGACGGCACGTAACGAAGAGAAGAAGCGGAATGGCGGAAGTTCGTCTACGGATCCTCGTGCCTTCCTGATTCTCGATGACTGTTTGTTCGACGGTTCGTGGATTAAGGAAGAGTCTACTCGCTACATTTTCATGAACGGTCGTCATATTGATGTGATGACTATCATTACTATGCAGTACCCACTAGGTATTACCCCTAACTTGCGTACGAACGTAGACTTCATCTTTATCTTGCGCGAGAACATCTTGGGTAATCGTCGGCGTATTTACGAGAACTATGCAGGTATGTTTCCCACATTTGAAATGTTCTGCCAGTTCATGGATCAGTGTACTGAGAATTTCGAGTGCCTAGTCATCTGCAACGGGGTTCAGTCGAACCGCCTTGAAGATCAGGTTTTCTGGTATAAAGCAAGTGATCATCCCAATTTCCATTTATGTGCCGATTCGCTGTGGCACGATAACAAGCCGTTCAGTAGCGCAATGTTGGCACAGGACGAGTATTCTGCGGACACAATGCGTGGAACGAAAAAGAACAGTCCTTGGGTGACTGTCAAGCAGCAGGGCAAGGAGAAACACTGAGACCTATTGTGGTCAAAAACTGGGTTTGGGCGCCCATAATGTAATGCAGGATCTCACCTGCGACAAAAGTAGCAAGTAAAGTTACCCAGAAATTGGTATTAAACAAATAAGCTAACAGTATTGCGAGCAGAACTGTTCCAACACTGTCAACGACTGCATACCCCATAAAGCGAGTACTATGTGCTCCCTGCTTGGGTTTTCCGAATATGAAAGCGTAAGGGCACCCCATTATATCTTATACGACTCAAAGATCACGGGGAACGCCGCCCTCCGCCGGGTGAACGTTGTTCTCGATCGCACGACCGATATCCGACGTATCAGCGACATTCGCATCGGCCTTCGCGTCCTCGAGGTTCTTACGATGACGCTCAGCGTTCTCCTTCTTCTGGGTCTCGATGCGCTGAGCCTTCTCCTCCTCGAAGAAGATCTCGCGGTTCACCTCGTTCTCCTTGTAGCGGCGCATCATCTCATTGAGCTCCTTCTCTGCGTACTCAACCTCCGGCATCATGTTCTCGGACGGGTCCCAAGGTAGCCACGCACCGACCTTTCCGATGTAGAGGTTATCGTTCGGGTACCGGCGCTGGAGAACCTTGGCGAACGTCTGGCACTCCTCGAGGTTCGCGAAAATACGACGAACCTTCACGCCACGGACATTGGTCTGGAACTCGACCTTCTCAGAGAACTTGGACTCTAGATCCTTCTCGTTCTTCAGGAGGAAGACCTGGTACTGCTCGTGGACATCAGTCTTCTTCACCTCGTCCTCGTGGACCTTCTTGAACTCGTCCGCATCCTTGAAGAGATCGTCGACCTTCAGGGAATACTTCTTAGCAAGGAAGGCCATGAGGTGCTCAAGACCCTTGACCTTCCACTCATATGCCATCCACTCTACGAACTGCTCGTTGTAGAACTCATTCTTCTGCTTAATGACCTTCTCGGGTGACACGAAAGAAATAATGCAGTAGCGCTGGGTGGGGATCTCTGGATCCTCCTCCAAAAAATCTACAATCTGTCCATTTTCATCACGTGCGGGTATAGTTTCACGAGGCATTTGTTTATAAAAAGATTAGTATATGAAAATGGGTAATCAAACGTGAACCCATTTTTCTCTTCTTAAAATCTTAGCTATGCACGCTTTTTTTACTCCATAAGTATCGGCAAGTTGCTGGTTTGTTATAGTTTCTGTCTTCTTCCGATTCCTTATATCAATTACTTGTTCAACGGTTAATTTTGAATTACCATTTGTTTCGCCTTTTGTTTGACGGTCGGAAGCAACTTTATCATCCATATTATCTTGCAAAGAACCTTCTCTTAAATGATCTGGATTACAACAACTTGGATTGTTACAATAATGACATGCTAACATACCGGATACAATTTTTCTTCCCAACTTTCTTTCTAATGCGATTCTGTGCGCTCTTATATTTTTTCCAGAAATACGAATTATTCCATAACCAGATGAAAGCTTACAGCCATTCCATTCTAAACATCCTGAATCGTTAACAACTAGATTGGTATCAAACCAACTGTTGAATTCTTCCAGAGTCATATTCCTTTTCCTAGGGGTAGTCATTGTATACTCAATCAAGTTCTGTCAAAAATATTTCCATTTTATACCGAATCTATACTTATAATAATGGTGACCTACCGGTTCAATGCCCATACTAAAGAGATAGATTCTGAGATACAGGAACTGTTTCGTCGCAGCGTTCCTCCGTCTTGGAAACAAGTGAAGGGTGACGCAGACGTGGAAATGCTGATGGCTATCCCAATTGTGCCGTTAAAGACGAATCCAAATATCAAGTTACTGAACGTCGTGACTGGGTCTTCTAAACATATTGTGACTGTGAAGTCTCGGTTATATGAACGGTTTGCCCAGTATCCTTGGGTACCTGCGTCTAAAACGATTACAGATACGGTGCCGGTGATTCGGTCGTTAAAAATCCTGAAGCCTACGGAAGGCTACCGTGGTATGGGTATTGCGCTCGTACATACCAAAAAAGAAGCCGAGGAGTGGATTGCGCAGAATGCCGAGTACAAGGAATGGGTGCTTCAGAACTATATTCAGCCGGCAACGTTTGAAGGGCATAAGTTTCATTTACGTGTCTATCTCCTGATCAATTGCTCGTCTCGCGGACTGAAATCGGCTTGGCTAGCAAAGAAGAACTTCTTGGTTCAGGCCATCAAACCGTACAAGAACTCGGATTACGGTAACAAAGAGATCCACGATACGCACATGAAACACGGCCATCTGTTCATTTTTCCGGATGATAAGCCCGACGGATGGAAAGAACTAGATGTATTTAAAGCCCAGACCAATATTGCCAATATCATGAAAACGATCTTGGCCGAAGAGCATAATTTCAAGGCGGATTGGAAGGCTCAGAATGGATTCCAGGTATTTGGCATTGATGTGATGTTTCAGGAAGGTACAAATAAACCATTTATCCTGGAATTCAATACCAAAGCTGAGTTAGGCTTACGTGAGATTCTGATGTTCTATCCTTCTTTTTACCAGCATGGTGTCGGAGATATGTTCGGCATAGATTTCTTGCACGGATCGCCCGATTTATTTGAGCGAGTTTTATAATGATAGGTACGCCATCCCAGTACTCTCCTTCCAAACTAGTAGGACTTAAATCTCCTGCGTCTTTGGAGAAGGGAGAGTACTTTATGAACATCAAAGAGGACAACACGATTGTGGGTTCTCTTTGGGTCAAGAAGTATAACAACACGTTCATTCTTCGGGACATATTCGTGCTTCCTGACCATCGTCGCCAAGGTCTTGCTTCGCAGATGATTACTGGAATGCTGAAACATCTGAAACCCAAAAAGTTACCTATTTTTCTATATGTGGACCCAGAGAACAAAGGCGCGATTTCGGCATACTTAAAATTAGGATTTGAGAAAGTGAAGAAGGGAGCATACGGGGATAAATATGAGTACAAAGAGTAATGTACGGGATCCTAATTTGTGGACCTCCAGGGACTGGAAAGTCCACGAATATCCGCAAGATGCTGGATCAAGCAGGGTTTGATGAAGACTACATTTTAGCCGATCCCGATAAGTTGGCCGGCGATCATACCGAACAGTCCAAGAAAGCTCTGGAGTTAGTTGATGAGGCAGTATCTTCCAAGAAAAGTGTAGTGTACGTTGGAGCGTGCCATGGTATTCGCACTATTCAGTCAATCTTGAAAAAGATGAAGGATCATAAGTACCATACGGTTGTGGCCATAGCATATACTACTGTCCCCACAGCTCTGAAACGTATTGCCGCTCGAACTCATCAGCCATTAGATGCAGATATTGCTTCGGAAGTTCACCAGTTTTTCAAGACGAAAGCTGAGCGGTATATGACTTTGCCAAACATCGATGAGCTGTATTTGTACAATAATGAGACCGAGTTCAATCTTCTGCTTTCGAAGAAAAAGAAGAAGGTTGTGTGTACTGATCCCAGTGGCGATTTCTTTTTTGATATTTCCAAGTATTGTTAGACCTTCGTATTAGGTTTGCACTGCCCAATTCCCTTAGTCTGCTGCATCATGATTGGAGCAGGGCAGTTCTTACAAGGGCAATCAGTATGTTCATATCCCAATATATGTCCGATCTCGTGCGAGACCATATATTGACGATAATCATCTAGATTTAACTTGCTCTGAGACGCACCGTGATACCATCGGTCAGCGTTCAGCCATACCGTCTTACCTCCTAGTTCCGCACACGACAGCTTCCCTTCCATTCCACACTGTTTATCAATAGTGGCCTGGGATGATAGATGAATAGTCACATCTTGATTCGTGCTTACCGGCTCAAAAAAGTGTCCTTTCGTTGACCATCCGTCCGGATCGTTCAAGTAAATTATAACATAAAATTCGAATTGGCCTGGCGGTATAGTGTACTGTTTCTGGACATCAGGGTCAACGAGAACCTTTACCCTGTGCCTCATTGTTACTTAATTCAATATTAATTTGTTCAAATTCAAAAACGCGCTCATAATTTTGAGTTCCTGCCAAATGTATGAAGTAATTATCTCGAAAATACGGGGCTATCCTATTTATGCACTGTTCCCTGGTTTCCTGCCCTTCCCCTTGCATGCGTCTATGAATGATATGAGATATACCATCTTTGTTCACTTTCAATCGTTCGTAAATTCTGTTCTGTTCGTTGATTATTTTTTGGATAAACCAGATAGCATTGAACTTTTTAGGGAGGATAGTGTACATTTCCCGGGTTTGTAGTTCGTATCCTATAGCCGCCTGCTCATAATGAAATCTTCGGGGATGGGTCAGACACGTCTTAACATGTCTATCAAATACATTCCGCAAAAACTCCCCGTGCTTAGCCGGTTGCATCACCAAAACGCCAGTATTCAGCATAAGTTCTGTATCAAGTATGAACCCTGCTTTGGCATAGTATTCCGAAGCAGTTCCCCAATCCAACTTAAAACGGACAGTTCCCACGTGTTGTTCGTACCCTACTAAGTGGTCATACTCATTTATAATTCCAATCTTGTCCCCAAAATTCATACAGGAATGAATAGGCGGAGCACTGATATTGATGTAGATGTCGGAGTCAATAAAAATAATAAAATCGTACTCAGCAGACCAAGGTTGACTACACACCAGAATCTTGTTCAGCGAACAAACAGCTTTATCTGGACATCTCTCTTCCAAGTAATCGGTCTCTACTCGGAACTCGTATCCATGCTTTTCAGCGTATGCTTCATGGCTTTTGCGGAAAAGATAGTTGTACTGATCTAAATATTTATCTCCGATTGCCAAAGCGACCAAACACACCTTCATTAAAGATTGGGTGGTTTTTTCTCTAGACCTTTCTATAAAAATGCCCGAGCAGAAGTCTGTTGCCGCCCCTGCTGGAGTTGACTTTGCCGACCTAACGACCCGTGCGGTCAAGTATGCCTTTGAGGGTCTCGCCGTAGCGATTGCGGCCTACCTGCTCCCGGGCAAGGGCCTCAAGCTGTCCGAGATCGGCATGATTGCCCTCGTTGCCCTGGCCACGTTCGCCATCCTGGATATCTATGCCCCCAGCGTCGGCTCGTCGGCACGCACGGGTGCCGGCTTCGGTATTGGCGCCCACCTCGTCGGCTTCCCTTAAACAGCCAATCCAAATAACAACCTAATCAAAACCTGAAACCGGTCATTAAAAAATGGTCATTTTCAGACCTAGTAGTGGATGCAGGCGTCGAGCTTCTCGAGCATAGTGTTGAGAAGCGAGTCGGGGCAGTTGTTGGCAGCTGTTATCGAATAACTTTCCGGGTGAAACAGCAAGTTGAACTCGATCTCCACATCTCTCAGTCGAAGCATCAGAATGAACGTCTTGTCGCAGTATTCGGACTGCTCCCAGTCGAAACTAATACCTTCCGGACCAAGCTGCTCTCGCACCTTTTCCTTCATCGTATCAAGCGCATTGTACGGGTGATGAATACGGCGAGACATCTTGTGTAATAAAAACCATTTCTGGCCAAATTGATTTCGTTTTTACTTACTCTGGGAATACGAGTCGCATAAATGTATCCATCAACAGATCACGCTGATCATTCGTGAATCCTCGCTGAAGAAGAACACAAGCATTATGATCCTGAAGATGAGCTTCAAGACGGATAATATCGTTGTTCGCGTTCTTGAACTCTACCACAGTCCACCCATCTACGGTATCCAGTACATTACCAACCACTGGGAAATGGTTGGTGGTAATAAACTCCTGAACGTCGGAAACCGAGTTATGGATATTCTTCATTTTTAAGTTTATTGGATGTACTCGCGTTATTTCCGTTTTCAACAGTCGGACATAACTGTATAATGCATCACAAGGCCAAGATTCCAAAAGCCTTGCGAGAACAAGTATGGTTATCCAAATTCGGAAAAGTATTTGAAGCTAAGTGTTTTACCCCATGGTGTGAGAACCGTATTTCGGTCTTCGATTTTCAATGTGGTCACGATATTCCCGAATCTAAAGGTGGGGCAACAGTCTTATCTAATTTGTACCCTATTTGTGCCCGATGTAATATGTCCATGAGCAATGTGTACACATTTCAGCAGTGGGCTCTAAAAGGTGTAAAACGGAAATCTTGGCTTCTATGTTTCTGTGGAGGTATAACATGTATCCCACCGTCAGACACGAAGGAAAATGGTTCAAAATCATCCCCAAGCCCTACGAGCCAGAACGACAAACCTATCAAGTAGCCTGGGCACAAATCCGCGAGCCGCTGATTACTTCAGAAGAAGCGTACCGCAAGTATTATGAAACCTTAAGGAAAGAGTCCAAAGTTTTATGCCCGTCTTTTAGACAAGATGAGTAGTGCAATAACTACAGCAATTGCTATATCAGTACTTGTTGTAATTGTCTCTATTCTTGGTTACTATTACGCTACAGGTATTTGGCCAGGAGCCAAGATCATTCAGCAACGCCCAACTTTAGATAACACCATTCCTCCTGGAACTGCGAAGTTCATGTTTTTCTATGCTTCTTGGTGCCCTTACTGCAAGGATGCTGTCCCCGTACTTGACTCACTGAAACAGCTCATCCGAAACTCAAATTATACGTATGGCGGTCATGCAGTATCATTTGAGGATATTAATGCGTATACCGATAAGGGTAAGGCTGCGCTGTACAAGATCAAAGCATACCCTACTTTCAAGGTAGAAACTAAGGACAACTTGTACGAGATGGTAGGTAAGCCCACGGTCTCAAACTTCCGTGCCTTCCTGGTTTCCGCTCTTGGACCCGAGAAATCGGGATAAATCTTCTCCAGACCTTTTCAGGATATCGGCAATATTGAAATCGTCTATGTTCGACATGCTTTTTAGTTTAGGGTAAGCCATGTGTATCGTACACGGCTTCTTCACTTGGTGCAGGAAGTTGCGGGTAACAAAGTTGTAAATTCCGTGGATGTAATGGACTGGAGATACGTTCTCAATATTCTTGGCACTGAAATCGTAGTCGGACATGATTGTTTTCAGAGATACACAAAGTGCACGCGACGTATCGTGAATAAGGTTATCCACTGAAGGCACAAATAAGTCTCCATCAATATAAACTTGATCGTAAAGAATCTGTGGACGAAAAACTCCTGGGATACAGCAAGAACATTTCAGGGCTTCTAAGACCGGAACGTTCTTGGAAAAGATTGTGGGTATACCTTTCGTCAGGTTAGAGGCCACAATGTACAAAGGCATTTGAGCATCACCTATAACCTTGGTTCTTAAATCTACCCCTTTTTTCAAAAAGATATTCACGACCGATTTTTCAAACGTGTCCATTGGAAAGACGCCTTTGAGAGATATCATCTGTGGAAGATTAGCATAATCTGGTTCGGGAATAAAGCTGGAAATGCGGAATGCATCTTTCAGGATATCCATATCCAAAGGAAGCCCAAAGGCAATATACGTTCCAATAATCGAACCTACTGACACACCATAAACTCCATCTGGAAAAAACAATTCTTGACGTTTTTGAAGTTCTAGTAAAACACCGACGTGCAGAATACCTTTAACTCCTCCGCCATTAAGTCCGAGCGCGCGGAACGGCAGAGACATTCTTATAGTAAGAGTAAGTAGAGATGTTGCGTGCGCGTGACGTATGGGAAGAACAAGAAGAACGACGATCAAATCGTATGGCAGCAATGAATCCTATCATTGCTCAAATCCAGGCGCAGATAAGGAGACAGGCAGTTCATAACTCCAATGCGCCATACATTATTTACCCTGTTCCGACCTACGTGTTCGGGTATCCTCTGTTTTCACTGAAGGAAGCTTTGGATCATCTGGTTACCGAGTTTTCTAAAGCAGGGTACTGGGTTTGGGTCGTGGAAAACAATACGGCCTTATTCATTTCGTGGCTGAAACCTGTCAAGACTCGTGACGGAGGAAAACCTATTTTGGCCACAAATTACCGCCCACAAATTTACGGCGAGACTTTTATGCCTCAGAATAGATAATGGACGTAGGCGAAGTATTTGGAGGTACCTTGAACATCACGATGCTCGCTGTATTTTATACGCTCATAGGTATCCTGATTTCGGTTGTTCTGTATCATCTGTTTGATGACTGTGATGAAGATTGGAAGAAGGAACATCTAGCATACCAGCTAGGAGATATTGGTTTGGAGTTAGGTATTATTGGAACGGTAGCTTTCTGGACAACTGAAATTACCCGCGAATGGGCTCCAATTTTCCCAATTACGAAAGTGCTTGATCTAAAAATAGATACGTACACATCAGGCATCTTCTTTGCGTACGCCATGTTCTTATTCCTCGAAGAGCTGAGCCAGAAGATCAAGTTCTTGTACGAGTCGTACATTCACCACCATATTGTACGCTTCATTCCTCCGAACTGGTCGGTGATGAAAGTAATGTTTTCGTCGCGTAAAACGAATACTAAAAAGGATAGTGTGAATGAACACTACACGAATGGACTGTAAACACGAACTAGTAATTGACGATGGAGAGCATGTATGCAAGTTATGTGGAACGATCATGAGCCGAATTATAGACGAAGGCGCCGAATGGCGAAATTATGAAGGAAAGGACGAAGGTCGCACAGGGTTCATAACATCCGAACTTCTTCCCGAATCATCTTATGGATCAATTATGTCTTTCAAGGGCATTACGTCGAAAGACGTCAACCTGAAAGCTATCCAGCGCTTATCCTGCTGGTCTTTATCCTCAAACTCCCAGCGGTCTTGGATGAGTATCTTTGACGCTATTCAATTATCGTGTTCTCACGCAGGTCTACCCAAAGCTATCGTGATGGATGCGTGTGGACTGTACAAGCAACTAGAAGATGCCCAGAAAGTCCGAGGTGAAACTCGCAGAGCCATGATGGGTGGAGCTGTGTTTGTAGCGTGTCGTAACAACGGGGCGCCGCGCAGTCACGAAGAGATTGCCAAGATGTTTCTCGTGAATATTCGGTCGCTATGTAAAGCTATCACGCACTTCGAGGCTACCGAAAATACTGTCCTGCAAACCGAGATCGGAATTGCCGAACGTTTGTGTGCGTCTCTGTCTCTGAACGATGAACAGCGTCAGAAAATTATGGATTTGCTGATTGAAATCTCGCATAAATCCGAAGACGATTTTGAGCATACACCCAAGACCATTGTGGCTGGAGTGGTTGCCCATATTATGGGTCTGAAGACCAAGACGCAAATGAAGATTGTATCTGAAGCATCTGGAGTATCTGCCCTATCTATTCACAAGATTGTAGGTAAGATCTAGTTATAACATATTTCCCCCGTTTCGGGGTTGTACCATAACGAACCAGAAACTCCGCCAGCCGGGTTGGTAGCTTGACGCAGAGGTTTCACAAATAACCCTGCCGAAGTTGAATTCAGATCTTCGCCTGAAGCGTTCAGGATAATTGAATTGGCCGACTGGTCGTTTTTTCCTGCAAAGGATCCTAGAGCGACCGCATACTCTCCTTGTCCGGCACTTCCTGCTTCGTGACCTATGGCCACTGACCCTTCCATATCGTACTCACCTGCGCCTGTTCCCAAATTGACCTTCGTCGACCCAATCACCCACGAAGACGTGAAATCGTTCCAGAAATAGTAATTGCCGTAATTCGTACCATTACGAAAAACAATTCCAGTATCGATTCCCGGTCCAGTAGGACCAATCAATCCTATACTGCCTCGAGGCCCCATCGGGCCTGTAGGACCAGGCTGACCTGCTACATCTTTCAAATTGTTCCAGTAGTTTTTACCATCGCCAATACGAAACGTAGACATTTGAACATCGTACCCTGGCTCGCCTAGCATGAGTACTGGGTTATTGGTTCGCCACTCGCCAGTTTTGTCCGTCCGGAACAAAACTCGTACAGCTTTCATTATAGTAATAATTGGGAATTGCCTCCGCCGTATACGACGTAATCTTCAGGGTTCTCGCTTCCTCCGCCAAACGCAACTTCCTTGAGTGTTTCGACGTGAATATCCCGAACTTGGAAGCGAGGATTCATGCGAGATGGATTTATGTCGTATTTGGGTAGAGAAAGAGTTTGGTGGGTTACAGGCACATAATAGTTCTGAAGGCGGCCAAGGTTTTCAATAATCTGATCTGAAGTGATTTCCGGAATATGGTACACTGCCGCCTTCTGGTACCCCCTGATCAATGCATCAGACTCGTTCCCGGGTATAGTAAGTGCTACGTGTACATTACGACGCTTCTCATATTTGGGCAAAGACACTGGCTCATTTGTCAATCGCGGAACAGTTACTGGAACACCAACAGACCGAAGCCCTTCAAATTTGGGGATAATACCCAACGACTGTAATATCGGAACCGGGTCTGACTGTGCACTTTCTGGGAGTTTAATACTGAACGTAATATTGCGGAGTTTCTCGTATGACGGGTACAAGAACATATCAGTTGTTGGACTTGGGAGATCTACTTGCGACCTCACACGCACATTTCGAATCTTCTCGAATTTTGGTAATACAACTGCCTGCGGTGTCTCTTTCTTTTGGGCGTATCCAATAACTCCAATGTTGGTATTGATAGTGCCGTAAGAACGCTGAGGGACGTTGTCAACTTCGTTATGCGGTACGGATACAGTAACATACACGTTACGAATCTTCTCGGCCTTAGCAACTGGAACGGTTCCGTTGATCGATGGAGGTAAAGCCATGCGTACAGAAATACTTGTATTGATTTCTCCCAGTGTCGGAACGACAGGTTCAACAACCGAAACAGGTATCGTAAACTGTACTGCAGCCGTACGATTTATCCGACCCAATCGTAACCCAAACATAAATGGCTGATCTGTTGGGCTACATATACAAGGAGTGCCTTTGTAGTCCAGAACGTTATACGATACATTGCAATCAATAGACGAAAACAGAGCATCGTAATTATTTGAAACACTTCCAGGGTATTGGGCTTTAGTTACTCTTGCTTGTGACTGAGTACGCACACGATTAGTGTACCCAGCGGCACTCATTTGTCTTTAGTCACAATTCTTAATTTTCGTTTCACGGGAACCGGAACTTTATCGGAAACCGGTTTTTCTTCTTTCAATCGGTCAAAAATCTGACGAGCTTGTTCGACGGGTAAGTCCCGGTAAACCATCTCCAGCTTCAACTTGAGGAGTCTGTCCATAATCTGTAACAGGAACATTTCTCACGGCATTATGCCACGTGACAGGTTCAAACGGAATCTTTCTGAGTTCTTGGGGAGTAGCTGTACCGTAACTTGCCCACATAAAGTATGCAAACGATCCCACGACTAAAACTAACAGGATCACGTTAAACCACCATGATATAACTGAGTCTCTTACAGAACGTGCCCAGATCAGGTTGTTCTCTATGCTGGATACGTTGTCTTTAACCAAATGAAACATCTCTACTCAATAGACAAGAGGAAGGAATGGCGGCTTTACCGATCGCCATGTTAGGAGCAACATTTCTAGCCACTGCTGCCGGGTTGGCATCACTAAGTTACGCCGAATCTGAAAAAGACAGTATTCAACTTCTGTCAGGACAGCATGTGCGTGTCCAGAGCAGAGTACGTCTGTCTGAAGATGGAAAGAAGAACCATCCCGATTCGTGCTTAGTTGCGTCAGAAGATGGAACTGTTACGAAAGTTGATGTTGAGGGACGTAAGGCTACCGTTCGATGTAACAAGAACCGCCGAGCAGCACCTGAAGAGATTTCTGCCGATGATTTAGAAGTGATTGATTCAGGAATTAATGCTCCCGGCATTTCTATTCCTGGAGGTTACCTTACGGAAGGAGCTTCTGTCCGAATGCTGGATTCTAGTAAGCGGGCAAACCGAGGCAAGGCTTTGGCCAGTCCTTTTTACAACCCTGTAGGAACTGTGATGGCGATTGATAAGGTTCAAAAGCAGGTTGTTATTCTGAGCCAGCATCTGAACAATAAGTCCACGGCTCAGGAATACTATAACATTGATGACCTAGAGTTCGTCAGTGGTCCATCGGAAGCTGCACGAAAGGGAGCTGAAGCTGGACTGGCTCTGAAAATTGGGTCTACTGTTGAACTGACTGATGCCGCTAAGGCAAAGTATGCTCCTGGGTTCGTTGATAATAGATTGAGCAAGCCGTCTGAAAAGAAACTTGCTGACCCGAAGTGGGATAAGTTCGGTATTGTGAAAAGCATTACGATTGATACCAAAAATGCTAAAAATAAAATTGTGATTGTCCGGTGTGTGTCCAAAGATTCGAAGAAGGAAGTTCTGGAGCAGAAGTACGATTTTGATGATCTGAAAGGTATTCCGGCCATCTCAGTTGAGCGCGCAGGTATTGCCGTATTTGGCGGTATGGCCGAAATGGATACGAAAGTCAAGCTTCGGGCTGAGCGTAAGTCTGCTGTAGCGTCCAAATCTCTTGGCCGATCAGCGTTCGGAGACGTGGGTACAGTTTCTGATCTTGAGCCGAATGATCCTAATAACCTCAAGGTGTTTGTCACGTGTAACGGTATCAATCCCGACGAGCAGACGGGCGATTGGTACCAGCCCGAAGATTTGGAACTTGCCGAGCCGGAAGATACTGAGGGAGAAGCTGTGTTTGGCGGTCGGGTGGTTGTAGGATCTACGGTGCGCGTCATGCAGTCTGCGCGCGGCAAGAAGTGTCTGGGTACGCCCGAGTTTGGGGATGTAGGAACGGTGAAAGGCATTGATCCCAGTGCTGCCGATAATCTCAAAATCAATGTAACATGTGGCCGTACGGACGCCAAGCAGAGCGAATGGTACGATCCTCGGGATTTAGCTATTTACTTCCCAGTAGATGAGTCAGGATCTGAGCTGGAGAAGGCTAAGGTTGCACTTGCAGATGCTCAACAGAAACTCAAAAAGTGGCAGCTACTTCCTAAATCTGACAGTCTTAAGACCAAGGATAATAAGGATTTAATTGAAGCCGAGATCAAGAAGGCTCAAGATGAAGTTGATCGTCTGTCAGGTGTAGGTTTAGATAAGACCAAGGCTTCCGAGATGCGTAACGATTCCGAGGAGAAGTTGGACGAGGCTCTAAAACTCAAGCGCGAACTTGAAGCTCTGCGTCTCAAACTATCTCGCGATTCCACGTGCAAGAAACCCGACTTATCT